TTTCCTTTTTTTTTTTTTTTTCCCCCTCATAGTATAACTTCACTGGGAGACTCCGTAGAGTCTTGTCTGATTCATGTTTGTATCAATGGTAGAGCCACGGTCAAATGCTGCTTTAAGGCGTCAATAGCTGATACTGCATCAACGCCATACTTCTTCAAAACTGCCTTCCGCAGTTCGTCTTCGTCATAGTCCAAGAAAAAGGATCGCCTGTTGTCATACCAACTTTGGGCGATCTCCTTGAGTTGAGCAAGTGGCCTCAAACTCGTGAACTTCTCCAGCAATCTCATAGGATCAGGTATGGCGACAGACCCAAATTCACTGCTCAAGGTGAAATGACCCAAGAAGTAAGGAACCTCTGAACTGACAATCTTGAGAGTCATGTTGTAGTTCAGATTCATAGCGGCCACTAAAGCTCCCATGTCTTCTGGAAAGGCGCCGATGTAATGAGAATCATCGCCCTTAGTAACACCACTCTCCCCCGGCTGAACTATACCACCCAGAAAGAGCATAGCGTGATTGATGAAGCTATTGCCGAGAATCGTGGACCACACGCCAGAGCAAACTTCGGCCCACACGCTCATGCAATTGCCGTCCATGTCTCTGGAGTCTTTCCCGTATGCCATCATGAGAGTCTCGAGCACTATGTCGTCAGGCACGCCCAGAGCTACCAGTAGCAAAGTGAAAATTATAAGCATCTTCACAATAATGCTACGATCGAACTTCTCAAAATCGAAATCCTTGATAAAGAGTCGAAGGTTACCTCCCTTGGCTGCGTGGTCTTGCCAAGAATCAAAGATCTTGATAATTTCGTCCGTAGGCATGCAAGGGTCGATCATGAGATTTGACCTCATGAATCGTCGCATCTTCCTGCGTATTGCCTTCCCGTAACATATAGGACGCAAGGATGTGCCAGGAGAGGGGTACACTGTGACTTGAGTCTTACCGATCTTCTCTGCTGAAGATGAATCTCCCTTAGTCTTCAGCTGCGGCTTGAGACCGTTCATGAGTCTCGTGACCCCTTCAGCGGCGGCAATGTAGTCCTTGCCGTAATCGTACTCTCTGGCGCCTATGGCCGCCTCTGAACCGCTAGTTTTGGCGAACACCTCTTTGATGTCCTCCTCGTGAACCTCAAGTTCTGGGTCCATCCCCAGAGGAAAGAGATCCTTGAATAGTCGCTCAAAATCTCGCATAGCATCAGGCATGATACACAATACATGATCCACCTTGATCATATTGCGAGATGTCCAAGAATGCATGATAGTAGCTATGCTCTTGTGAATAACCCCGAGCGACGTCAAGAAACCATTCGATCCCTGATCCATAACTTTCGTGAACTTCTCCACTGTGTCGAGGTTGAACTTTGCAGATCCCTCACCGATAAAGTTTCTGTCAGCGTTGAATTCTATGTCATGCGAGATGTTCTCATCGCCCTCAATAGTCTTCATTATTTCACACGCTGCCCCAAAAACGTCATCTCCGGCTGTCTCCTTGACGTATGTTCC